GCTTTATCTAGGGGTATGCCGCTTTCGGTGGCATTTTTTAGGGCTTTGCGCAAACCGCCCATGACGGTATCGGCGTTCGCGCCGCTCGTCTCAAGCTGCCCCATGAGCAAAACCGCCTGATTAGCAGACAAGCCCATAGACTTAAAAGCCGTGCCGTTGTTAACAAGCCCGCTCGTAAGCGTTGACATGCTAACGCCTGTCGCTTGTCCTGCTTTCGTGAGTGCGTCAAGAAACGGTTTTGCTTGCTTAGTGTCAAGCCCAAACGCCGCCATTGCCTTTTGCACGCTGTCAACGCTCGTCGTTACGTCCGTGTCATTGAGCTGCGCGAATTTGACAAACGAGGTCGAAAGGCTTTCTAACTCTTTGCCCGTCACGCCGAAACGCGTGTTTACCTGTCCTATAGCATCGCCCGCCGTCTTAAAATCGGTGGGAATTTGAGTAGCGATGTTAGAAACGCTCTGTTTCATCGCGTCTAGCTGCTTGCCGCTCGCGCCCGTCTTCTTTACAACCGATTCATAGCCCGTTTCAACTTCGGAAAAAGCCGCAACGCCCGCGCCCGCGAGTGCCGTGCTAGCCGCCGCCGCCGCCTTGCCCAGCGTTTGCATTTTCTCGCCCGCGTTGGCTAGCTTTTCTTTGTTCTTGTCAATGGTCTGCCCCAGCTTGTAAAGCCCTGTTTCGCTCGCCTTGGCTTCGATAGTAACTTTCTTGAGGTCTTCGCCGTAACGCTTTAGCTGATTCTCACACGTCAAGATTGAACGCTGCAGTTGGTTATATTGCCGCTGCTCTGATGCCGTGAGCTGTTCGCCGCGCTGCTTCTTGGCTTCAAGTTGTGCAAGCCCTTGTTTGTAAGCGTTAAGCTTGACTTTCGTTTGATCGTAAGCCGCGTTTAACGCCTGTTGCTTCTGCTTGAGCAAGTCAGTGTTACCGGGGTTAAATTTCAAAGACTGATTAATTGCTTTTAAGTCTGCTTGCGTTGTTTTGGCTTCGCCCTGCACTTGCTTTAGCGCGGTGCTCAATTGCGTTGTATCGCCGCCAAACTTAATTGTTAAGCCTTTGTACGTTGTAGCCATAAAAACCCCTCAAAATCGATTTGAGCGCATAGAAAAGCGCACTTGTGATAAGTGCGCTTGCGCTATGCGTTCATTACCCAAAAAATGCCGCTTCGCTTGCCGCCGCCCGCTTGTTGTCTTCTTCCGCAAATGCCGAATGCGTCACGAATTGCGAAAGCTCTATTAGTGCTTCTGCTTGATCTATGCGCATGTGCGCTAATTCGTCACGCGAAAGCCCCGCGCTTTTACAGGCGTAAAGCCATTGAATGCCGGGGCGTTCTGCCAATTCGGGCGGTAATTCGGGAAGTGTGCTATTGCTCGTCGGGTACCACGTCCGAATCAAACGCGCTGCGAAAAAAGGACGCTTCAAGCTCTGCCATGACCGCCGCGCCCCATGACCCTTCGTTGTAAAGGGCTGTGAGGTCGATAACATCAGCGGGTAAGTCTTTAACCCACCAATCAAACGCGGGCGTTGCCTTGTCGGCTGTCCGCTCGAACGCCCACCACAAACGCATCATGTCCACAATGGGCGGTATGCCGTCGTTAACGTCTGCGCTCTGCATGACGCGCAACACGCATTCGTTAATGTCCTCGCCGCGCATTTTGCCGTTTTTGCCCTCTGTCAAAAATTCTTCGGAGTAAATAAAAGGCGTGAGCGCGTTACAGTCTAGAACGCGCTCTTTGCCGTCAACTGTGAATTTCTGCATTGCTTGCCCTCTCTCTTAGTGATTTACGGGGTTACGGTTTCTCAACGATCGCGGTATCGACCACTTCGAAGAAATTATCGAACGTTGCCGAGCCTGTGAAGTCATCGTAATGGCTCGCAACTTCGCCGCTTGGCAGCGTCACGGGTCGCGCCGTAAACTCATAATCGAGCTGCGTGATTTCCGCGTTGTCTTCCTTCGTGGCAGCGTCGAAATTCGGCGGGGTAAGTTGGCAGTAATACCAACAACGGCGTTGATTAACATTAGTGCCTGTTTTCTCGCACATGAGCGCGAACGTCTGCGGGGCGCGTTGCGTCAAGCCAAGAATGCGCCCGTTCTCATCAATGGCATATCCGCTAAGCTTTGCGAACAGCTCGCGCAATGCCGCCGTGCTCACCGTGTCACGCAAAGAAAGCGTGCCGCTAAAGCCGTTGTTCGTCGTGCCGTCAATCCACACCATATCATCAGCGTATGCCGCTTCGCTCGATACTTCCGCATCTGCGCTAATCTCAACCGTTCCCGGCACTGCTACGGGCGTTCCGTATGCAAGCGGTGATTCAGTCGTAAGCAATGCGATATGGCAGTTTTTAACGCCGAAAAATCCCTGTCGCATTATGCAACCTTCTTTCTATTCCTCATCGATCAAGACGCTGTAAACCGTCTCAACCAAATTTTCTTGTTCGATAACCCAAACCGATTTTTTAAAAGCGATGCCCGCGTTAGTCAAAGCCGTCTGCACGGCTCTTTCTGTTTGGTATTCGCGCCGCTCGCAATAAAGCTCTATGTCATACTCCATAACCGCCGCCCACGTGATATTGTCCGCGTGCGTGTTTTCCGCGCTGTTGGCTGTGAGCACGATAAAGGGCGGCGCGGGCTGCTCTTGGGGTTCAAACATGGTGTTAGCCCATGGAATTTCTAGCCCTGTGAGCGTTTCCGCGAGATCGTCAAGCGTAGTAACTGCCATTATTCGCCGCCCTTCAAGCTTCGCGCCGCGTGTTCGTAGGCTTCTGCGATTTTTCCATCACCTGCCACGCGCCCGCCGTTTCTCGTTGCGTGTCCGTTCTCTAGCAGGTGCGTTAGGTGCGGTTTTTCGTATTGGTACACGGTCGCTTCTGCGCCGCCTAGCCCGTCGCTGTTTTTAACGAGCTTCATGCGCCAACCTTTAGCGTATTTGCCCGATTTCTTGCGGCTCGTCTTCTTCAATTCGTCGGCGGCTTCTTTGCCCGCCGCTTCGACACGCGCCGCGAGGGTTTCGGCGTTTTCCTCTGCAACTTCCTCGCACATGTCCGCGATTGCGCCCGCAATATCGCCGTCTAGTGAAAGCGTGATGTTTGCCATTAATCCCCCAGCTTTTCAACGAGGGACAAAACGACGAAATCGGGACTAGTCGCGTTCACGTGGTCAACGGTCAGCAATTCGCCGTCAAGCTCTACGATTTTCTCGCCGTCATAATCCGCTTTGCGTATCTGAACGCGAGCCGCCAAGCGCAAGCCCTGCACGCTCGCGTTGTAACGCGCATCGTCTGAAATGGTGTACGGGTTGCAATAAACCCATCGCGCAACGTCGATATTGTGTGAAACGCCGTATTTATCGCGGGTGAGGGTGCGAGCGATGAGCTTGCACATTTGGTTGTACCTACTCATCGCCCACGCCCTGCAACAGCTCGCCGTAATCGGTCGATTCTTTAAGCTGTGTCACTATGCTGTCAAAGCTCGTTTGCAGCTTTTCCGAATCGGGGTTATCAAGTCCGAAATTGGCGCGTGCGTAAACCTTGATAGCGAGCGATACAAGCGGGTTAGTTTCGCTGTTGGCTACATCAGGCGTAACGCCGGATATGACCATAGCAACGCGTGCCGCTTCTATAAGCTCCGTAATTTCATCGTCGAACGTGTTGGCAGAAAGCCGCAAAGCCTTGCGCACGCCCGTTACAAGTTCCGCACTTGCCATATTCGTTTACTCCTTTTCGGGTTCCTTTTCAGGTTCCTTTTTCTTGCGCCCTCGCGTCGTGCGTTTGGGCTTTTCCGCGATAGGCTCGCACATGCAACCGTAAAACGGGTTAACTCGCATACGCTTGTATTGGGCTTCTGTGACCTCTAGCGTTTTTCCCGCTTCGATCGTCTCGCCCGTGAGCCTGTCGCGATAGGAAACAAGCGTTTTAACCTTCATAATTAAGCGCTCGTAACCTTGAGCAGTGCAAAGCCCTTAGGCTCGCGCATACCCGCATCGAACAGCAGATAACCGTCAAAGCAATGGTTCTGCGAGCCGTCCGTAGCAACGTATGCGGTCACGTCCACGCCGTCGAAAATGTTGCCCTGCATGGTGTCGGGGTAGCCGATGAGAATAGTATTATCGACAATGTTCTCATCAGCCTTAACTACGCAACCGAAAATGCGCCCCTGCACAGTCGGGTCTTCGGTTTTCTCGTCAACAAAGTAGCTGCGCCCGTTGCCGTCCTCGAGGTTTGCAAGCTGATTCCAAATAGTAGAGGAATTGGCGTAGACAATTCGACCCTTCGGGGCTGCGCCGTAGGACTTCGTTGCGCCAATAGCGGCGGTAACGTGCGACTTCTCCAAATCGCCGCCCGTCTCAATGACGTTATTAGCGTCAATGCCCACCGTCTCATCAGTAAGGACAGTACCGAGAATGTACGTATCAGCGGCAACCGCGCAACGGTCGGCGATTTCCTGAATGATGTACTGCTCGAAACCGTCCATGCTCTGCACGGCAAGCTTGCGGGACAGCTTGACGGTCTTCTTGATCTCAACGCCCGCGAGCGTGATGTTAACAAAAGTGTTCTGCTCGTCGTTGGCGGGTGCTGCGCCCTCGGTTGCGGGTGCTGCATCACCTGCGGCAATAGAAGCGTGGCGCACAAGCTCGAAAACGTGCTTGAAATTCGACTTGCGAATATCGCCGAAAACAACCGCGCTGCGCTCGATGAGAGAAATAATCTCGTCCTGCATATCCGTCGGCATAACCGCGCCCGTGTTGGTGGTCAAGTGGGTAAATGCCGTGCGTTCCTCGGCGGTAAGCTCGTTACCCTCGGCAAGCGTGATGCCGCCGCGCGTTGCAACGGTCTTGAGCCATGCGCGCTTGTAGGCTGCGCCCTCGTCAACGGGCGCGGGGTCAGAAACAAAGTTAATAGAGGTCATGCGCTGCGCGCTCCCTTCCTCGATAGCCGCGCGTGCGCGCTCAATCCTCGCGCTGCGCTCTTCGATAGATGCGTCTTTTGCGTTGCGCTCTTCGAGCATTTCGAGCAGTTCAGACATACGCGCTTCGTCTTCGGCGGTGTCGGCTGCTTCGTCGGCTTCGTCAAGCTTGGCAATGAGTGCTTCAAGCTCTGCAATGATTTCGTCTTTTGTCATTGTCTTATCTCCTAATCTGTCGATTAATAGCAAGTTGTGCTTTCGCACGAATAACAGCCCGCTTGCGCTTCGCAAACTCCTTGCGAAGTTGCGCCGCGATTGCTCCATCTGCCGCGCTGATTGCGTTACGTGCTGAAATTTCCGTGTTCGGGTCGGCGGGATAGCTGACCGCCGAAACGTCATAGATTTTTTCAACCTTTGTGATAGTGCTCGTTCGCTCGTCTTTGTCATACGCCGATTCTTTGACCGTGAAAGCCCACGACATAGCGCACACAAGCCCGCTTTCGATTTGTTCGTAAAGCTGTCTTGATAGCGTCGTGCTGTCAAGATTTGCAGCAACGAAAAGCCCGTGTTCGTCAGGCTCAACAATCAGCGTGCCGTTGCTCATGCGTGCGAACACTTGCCCGCTGTGGTCATACTGCATGATTACGTCGCGCATATCGGTATCTGCGAAAGCGTCCGGGCTGATGATTTCAAAATAGCTGTTGCCGTCCCAGTCGCGCCAAAGTTCGTACTTGTCATTAAAAGTGCTCGCGTAGCCCTCTACATAGCATTCGCAATCGAATCGCTGTTCGCTTCGTTCCTCTTTCGGTTGCATCATCACCGCTAATGCGCGGTATTGTCTCTCATTCGGTAACGCCGGCATTGTTGCCCCCTTCGTCAAGCTGTGAGTTGATTTCTAATGCGGCTGCTGCTTCTTCGGCTGTGTGTTCGCTAATCAAATCGAGGTCGATATATTCGCCGCGTATAACGTGCTTTTCGCCGCCGTCATAGTGCGCAGATTGAAATACATCTGCAACGTCGTTGCCGCTCCA